GAACTCTTTTCCCAGGTCTTTGACGTAACCCACGGCCACACCTAGTGCTTTTGCCCATAACGAAAACTCTGCGGCAAGGCGTCCTGATTTAATGCGGCGGGTCAGTGCATCAAATGCTCTTGCGATAACAACTACCGCATCAGCAAGGACTCCGGTTGCGCCGCCTGCCTCATTCATAATGCCTAAAAATCTTTGCGCCGAGTTCTTGAGCATGGTAAAGGCGCGACTGAATGTCATCGGCATCGCTTCAAAATCCGCGTTAATCTGCGCGGTCTGCCCCAGGATCGACTCAAATACATCCTTAGATAACACCTTGCCCTCAACCACCGCTAAACGCAGTTGCCCGACAGTCATACCCATGCCTTCGGCAATCTTGGCGGCTATCTCCGGGGTGTTCTCAATGATCGAGTTAAATTCCTCTGCCCGAACTATGCCTCCCGCCATTGCCTGTGAGAACTGGCGCATTGAGTTTTTGATTTCCTCTCCGCTTGCGCCTGATACCACTGCCATCATCTCAAGAGATTCGGTCATTTGCATGACCTGATCTTTGGTCGCACCAATGTCAGGCGCGGTGCGTGCCAATGCCTCAAACAGTTTGACGGTATCCTCTAATGCCGTGCCCGTCCTTTGCGATATCGTAAATAACTCTGCGCTGATCTTGTTGTAATCGCCCAAACCCTTGCTTGCTTTTTTAGTGCGCGCCTCAAGTAGAGCAAACTGATCAGTGAAATTGACGAGTTTGGCAATACCCCCGGCGATGATTAAGGTAAACCCAATCTTTATCGCACGCCCGAGAGAGGTAAACGCTTTTTGCGTTTTATCAAGGTTGCCTTTGACCTTTTTGAAAGCCGTTCCAGTTTTATCCTTGGCAACAATGCGAATGGTTGCGTCAGCGGTAGCCATTAGCGTTTTATCTCTTGCTGTTGGGCGCAGTATTCAAACCACCCGGCCCAATAGGTCAGTTCATCTGCCGTCATTCGATCTGCAAGTTCACCCACCGTCATGTGCAAGTGTTCGGCGACCCGGAACATCAGGAGGATTTCTTGGTCGCCGGTTCGGAGTTTTTTCTTGCATCCTCAATACTGGTGTCCGGTTCATCGTTCATCGCAGTGATGACGTTTACGATCACATCGGGATCGACCTTATCCATTAAATCCTTTTTATCGGCATTGGAGAAAAGTCTTTTGCCATCCTCATCCAACGCACGGATTATTATTGTCTGCACCAATGATTCAAGCGAACCATCGTTCACATACCGGAATATCGTATTGCGTTGTGAAAGGGTTGTCGGCTTGAAAAAAATGACGGTATCCCATTCAGATACCGCCACCGATTCCATAGGCGCGACGAGTTTTTCCCGCCAATGCGTCTTTGCCTTGGCAAGAAGTTCAGCACCATTTGACATTTGTTATCTCCTGTTAGACGGTTGTTTCGGTCACCCCTGCGGTCACTTGAAACCCGAACGAGCGTTCAACAACGCTACCCATATCAACGCTCATGCCCACACTGGTTATGAGTGCGGTCATCGTGTAATAGGTGTCGCCAGAATCCGCGCCCTCGGGATATAGGGCAAGTGACACGCTTGCGCCATTGGTCATGGCACCCTGTCCGCTTGTGTCGGTTTCGTCAAAATGACAAGTGATTGATCCAGAGGCATCGCCCTGTCCGACCTTGTAGGACTTCATACTGTCGCCCATCGAGGTGTCCTCAACCGTGTCACTGGTCTGATCCAATGTGAATGATTTGATTTCGGCAACAGTGTTCGATCCAATCTTGACAGTGCCGTCCTTTCCGTGATGATTTGCCATAACTTATTTTTCCTCGTCGCTTGGCTTGTTTACGATTGGCTTCGGCTTTGCCTCGACCACTTTTTTGGCACCCACGACCTTCCAGCCGCGAGCCTCCAACTCTTTGATTCTTTCGGGGTATTCAATCGTGACGATTGACCCCTTGCACTCCATCTGTGTTGGTTTCATTACGTTACGTTGCTCCTTGCGTGAAGTCGTAAGTCACTCGCACAGTGACCCGCACGGCTCCGATTGGGAAAAGAACGCCCTCGTCACTTTCGATAAGTACAGTTTCAGTGTTGAGAGCGTAGCCACCGCGTGTCCTGTCAGCGTCCAATGCTTCCTCGATTCCCTCAATAAGTTCATTTCTAGAAGTGTCGATGCTTGACCCTTTGACGTAACCCACGATGACATAATCAATCGTTCCTTCGCGTGTAGTGCTGCCCATTGTTGTATCGGCGCGCACTTCCTCGCTGCTTGCGATCCACGCCGCCGGGTACTGTTGGTCTGACAAATCTTCGGCCTGGAACGGATCGCGTGTAATCTTTGCAAGTTCGGGCGATGACATCGCATCCAGAACAGTGATAATGTTGCTTGCGATGCTTTCACGCTTGCTCATGCCCTAGCCATCTGCTTGATGAATTCGTTGCGGAACTGATTACCAACCAATACCTCCTCACGACTGTTTACGTCGAACCACTTGCGTACTGGCAGATGCCCTGCGCCGGTGTGGTGCCACATTGCTTTTCGTGCGGCCAGAGTGTTTGAAAAGAACACTAAACCGAGGGATGGGCTTTTAACCTTCCACAACATTGATGAAAGCATCTGCCCGGTGTCCATCAGATCAACCCTGCCAGTGCTTCGCCCCCGCTTACCCCTTGATCGCTTGGTGGATGCAGCATAACCAGGGAACGCGCCATCAAACCCCTGCCCTCTTGCCGTTCGTTTTTTAACAACGAACTCCACAAACGCCGATGCCTTGGCTAAGGCTTTGCGTGATGACTTCTCGATACGCTTCGGGAAAGCCTTGAGCATTGCCTGGACTTTCTTATCGTCGAGCGTAACGTTTACCTTCATCTGACTTGCCGCCCAAAGTGCAGCGGGGTCTTTTCACTGGTCGAGATACTGCTATCCTCGTCCGCGTCGTACTCCACACCGTCCTTGACGATACGCTCCAGTTCTTCCGAGTACGCATCCCGGTAGAACTTCATCATCTGCTGATACCTGTCCTCATTGCCTGACGCTTCCCACTTGGTGAGTTGCGGCAGTGCGTACCAACCGAGGACGCGGTAAGCGGCGCACCGGGTAAACTGTGATTCAGTCAACAGCGTGGCATTCATCTCACCGCTGATGTTCTTGAATGGCCACCAGTGAATTCGCAGTTCGCGTTCAATGTCGGCCTTAGCCCTTGCGTGTTCAGAAGTGAACGCGCTGATACCGTAAGTGAGAATGTCCGGCTGCAAGGCCGTCAGGTCACTGTCAGCACTCATCGCCATGTTTTAACCCCCAGAGGGGGGAGGCGCGGTGTTACCCGCACCCCCCGGTCAGGAATTAAAGAGCGGCGTCGAACAGCATCTCGATGCCGTAGCCATCTTTCAGTTCCGCAACACCGTAGCAGGCCGTGGCGTTGAGTTCCCATCCACGGATGGAAGCGTCACGCTGTGGCTCAATGTTGACATCCCATTTGACGGCGAGGCCCAAAGCCTGCGGCACGAATACCGCGCCCTTGGCATCGTCTGAACCGTCAACGGTAATGTTGGCAGACTCAAAGATGTCCACCCCGGCAATACGGCCAACGTAACCGTTACGCATGGCCTCGTTCTGAAGATCGCCACCGTTGGGGTTGGCAAACGTGTTGGTCAGGTTCGCTTTGAGGTTATATGCCTGATATGGATGCAACACGCAGTATTTCTGCCCAGGCGCGCTTGCGTTATCCAACTGTGCGGCGGCGTTGAAGATGTAAGACGTAATCAGTTCAGTTCCCGCGCTACCGACTGAGGTTGAGAAACCATCGAACAGGGCGATCAAATCTTCGTCCATCTTTTTGGCAACTGCCTCGCCCAAGACCTTACCAAGATCAGCGGCGATATTACGAGCAGAAGATTTGGCGGCGAGATCAGTCAGAACAGCCTGCACACCAACCTCAGCGGCGGTGATGGTGACGCTCGACGTTGAAACGGCAGTCGAGGACATATCCGATCCCTCTGTCAGCGCGGCGGCAGACACTTCGGGATAGACCGGAACTTGGATTGCTTTGCCGTCGTCACCGGAAATATCGTAGGTGGTGACGAGATTACGCACAAGCGATGATTCTTGAGCGGTGAAAATTGCTTCACGAACGATACTGGTAAACAGATCGTCGAGAGTAGTTGTGGTGGTGCTTGCCATTTACGGCCTCCAATGCAATAACGGTTAAAAGACCCGTGTTTGCAAAGGTCGGCCACGGTGCCAACCACCCCGGTTGATTAACGTCAGCGCGGTCTGACGACCCCGAGAGGTTTACCTAGCCCGGTCTAGGGGTACTGTATAAAAACCCAGTAGTGGCGATTGTACGCCCTCTCAGGGCCATGTCAAGCCATCTTGATATACCCTGGCTTTTTGTACGCCGTCTTTCGATATTCCCCGAATTCCTCATGGCTCATTTCCATAATATCCTTCTCCTTGCTCAACCCGCCACCGACAGACGATTGCGAACCAGTGCCACCGGGGTTTGCGGCAACAAAGTGCGGATTTCCTGACAAAAACTCGTCTACCAAGGCATCCGGGGTCAGTGGTGTGCCGTGATCGTCATATCGGGCGGTTCCACCGTTATCGACAACCTCAACCGACCCATCCTCTGTCATGCGCACGTTGGATCGCAACAGGTTCGCCACCTGTTCGGCGTTGATCGCCTTGCCCCGGTTTGCGGCAGATAACAGCGCGCCATCTACCTTAACCCGGCGCAGTTCGTCTTGAAGGGCATTAGTTTTGACTTCCCACTTCTCGACAGTCTGTTTCATCACATTCTCAAAGTCGCCGCGCTCCTTTTGCCGTTCCATTTCTTCGGCATCTTGCGCGGCTTTCATTGCGCGATATTCCTCCGGGTCTACACCATCAAACTTGCGCTCAACTTCTCGATTACGCTTTTCCAGACGCTTCTTGACAACTGCATCCACCTCATCCTGGGTAAATACCTTGGCGGGTTCGATGCTTTTGCTTTCGGTTGTACTTGGTTCGGTCTGCGTGTCGTTTGTATCTGTTGATTCGTCTGCCATATTTAGCCACCGGGTTGCGCCGCGTCACCGTACCAATCTGGATCGACTGGCATAAAGTGATGGCGGCAGTTATAGCCACCGCGAACCACAAAAGGATCGCCGGATGATTTACCTTGCCAACTGCTGTTAGCCCATGCCTGCCTGATCTCGTCCTCACTCATTACCCTCCACTGATGCGATACACACCAGGGGCGCGAGTCACGCACTAAAGAACCGTAATATTCATAATGGGTCAGCCCTGCCTCTTGCGCCTTGGCCTGGGTGAACGAGCCATTGAACTGCATCAGCGCGTCGTGAACCTGTTGGTACGCATAGCGGCGTAGGTTGTTGCCCACCCGGTCACGCGCAAATATGGTGTGCAACTGCTCCACTGCCTCTGCCACCTCGTTGGCGCGGCTCGGGTCATCTTGGTACTGTTTGACAAACTCCACCAGTTCCATCGCAGCAGCATCGTCGCTCTTGGCGAACACGCCATTGATTGCTTGGCGCATCTCGC